ACAAGATTAACTAGTTAAAATCATACAAATATAATTATGGCAAAATTTAAACTAAACAAACCTGTATTATTACAGGAAGAATTTGCTGCTGGAGAAATTTCAAAGCCAGGGCAAAATGTAACTCCAGCTGCTAAAAGTGAACCAGATTCAGTAGCAGTTGATAAAACTGACGCTAGGGGTGCTGAAATTAGAGCAGAGATTATTGCAGACGTCGATACAATCCTAACGAATTTAGAAACTCTATCTAAGCAGATTACTGAGGATATCGATAGACAATATGATGCTCTTATAGAATCTTTAGAAAACGAAATGCCTCTTAATGAAGCAGATTTCATGGAAACAATGATGAAGGCGTTTACCGATATGAAAAATTACGGTGTCATAAAATCTGCATATCCTGCACAGAAAAAAGCTATTATGAACGCTGAAGTTGCAAAAGCAAGTGCTTTAGCAGAGTTTGACGATAAAGCAGCATCTACAGAGGAAGAGCTAATTAACAAATTAAAAGAAACGTGGAAGGAAAAGATCGCACAGGCAGGTCAACAATACGCAGATAACTTAGCTAAAAAGAAGCAGGCTCAAGAGAAACTTAGAACAATGAGGGATGCCAATATTGAATCTGCAAAGAGTGGGAGTATTAAGAAGAAAATAGATGCTAAAAAAGCTTCTCTTACTACAGCCGAGGACGCTAAAATTAAAAAATTAACAGATAAGCTATCTGAACTAGAGAAAGATTTTCCAATTTCTGCCGATGGCGTTTTAGGTAAACAATGGGCCATGGAAAAATCAGACATCGATACTGAAATTTCAATAAAAACTGGCGAGTTAAAGGCAAAGGCTGAAACTGAGTACATGGACGATCCAGAAAAGGTTAAAGCTAGAATGGAAAGAGAGGAAGAGGACAGAAAGAGAAAAGAAAATGAAGGTAAGGAAAATGCTAAAGAATTCGCTGATGAATTGAAGGATGCAGAACAAAAAGCGGCTCAAGCAGAAGCAGAAGCAGCAAACGATCCTACGAAAAAGCCAGCGGTAGAAGCAGTTAAAAATTATTTTGCAGCATCCAAGGCATATATTCAAACTCTTGGTAGTATCGATCCTTCGGAAGATATCCCAGAAGACCAACAAGAAAATTTAAAAACTACTAGAAAAGAGTATAATACAGCTAAAGACTCTCTTACTAAAACAAAGATGGTAGACGCCGGTTATGCTAAAAATAAGGATGAAGCTGAACAGTTGATTACTACATTAACAACAAATGTTACAAAAGCAGTTGAAGCATATAAAGATGTAGCCGCTAAAGCAGAGCAGTTAGCAAACGATGCTAAAAATGCAAAACAAGAGCAGCTTAATACTCTTAAAGATGAATTAAAGGATTTAAAAGCAACTTTAAGCGCAGCTGGTGAGCCTAGTACTCCAGAGCAACCTAACCAAGAATACGATAATGCAAAAGCAGCAGTAGACGCAAAACAAGCTGAAATCGATCAATTGAAGCAAAGTATGCAAGAAGAATCGGTACAAGTTGAAGAAACCGAAGACCTTGAAGAAGGTAACGCATTCGGTGCTGCAAGAGCAAAAGCAATTGCAAAAGACGAAAAGACCTTTAAGGTTGGTGATGAAGAATACGATGTCGAAGGTGTAGATGCTGAAGACAAAGAGAACGCAGAAGAGTTTGCTGGCGAATCAGTTACTGAATCTGCATCATTTAAAATGGGTTCTATCGCTGATAGATTCAGATCATTAATGTAATATCAAAGACGACGCTTAGCGTTCTTCTTTGCAAGTCTAAGAAACTCCTGTCTCTGTTCGAGCAGGAGTTTTTTACATTCTTGGCGAAATTCAACCGAAGATTTTAGTATACGACTATCTACCATCGGAGCCTTAAGTACATCTCTATATTCTGGGTGTACAAAATTTTCTAAATCGAAATTCATGAATTTGGCCTTGATGGGTTTAAGCGAAATTGCACAATACCAATCGATAGTATTGTAAGATCTTTCTAAGCCTTTCTCGTCTAAGGCTCGATCGTTGATTACGTCCCAATAAATTTTAGTAGAAGTTACTGAAGCTGGCTTTTGCATTTTAAGAATGCACTCCATAAACTGGTGGTCATCTTGCCATTTAGCTAGATTTCTATGATCGATCAGAAACTTTCTCAGGAATCTGGGTAAAGTCTTTAAGATTATACCGTATCTATTAGCAGGCCATGGCCCTCCAGTCCTAGTGATATTTAACGCCATATTGTATTTATCAATGAAACTTTGAGGCCTACCCTATCTATAACTACTAAATATAAGTTGTATGCAATCATTAAATCAACTCTTTACCGAAAAGTATCGGCCTAAAAATTTACAAGACCTTATCCTACCAGATCGAGTTATGTCTAAGTTCAAAGACGGACTTGTACAAAATATGCTCTTTGCTGGCTCACCAGGGACAGGTAAAACCTCTTGTGCTAAAGCTATTGTAAATCAGTTTAATCTACCTTATCTTTACATCAACGCGTCCACAGACACGTCAGTCGACGTTATTAGAACTAGGATTATCGACTTCTGTTCGACCGTATCTATTATGGACCAACCTGGTACGTTTAAAGTGGTTATCCTCGATGAGGTTGACGGTGTATCTGACCAGTTCTTTAAAGCGCTTCGTGCTACTATGGAGCAATTCGCGTCTAACTCAAGGTTTATTGCGACATGTAACTATATCAATAAACTACCAGATCCTATCCTCTCAAGATTTGAAGTCATTAACTTTGACTTTGATAAAGAAGAAGAGTCTGAGTTGACTAAAAAGTATATCCGTAGAGTTTACGAGATTTGTAATCAAGAGGGCATGTCTATTGAGAAAGAGGCTCTTGTTGAATTTGTAAGACGTAATTTTCCAGACCTCCGTTCTACACTCAATAAACTACAAGGCTACAAGACTCAAGGTACTAAAAACATTACAGTCGAAGATGTAAAGAAATTCAACTCGGTTTACAAGGATGTTTTTGAGCTTGTATTTAATGAATCCGATCCTGCTAAAAACTATCAGCTCCTAGTTAGCAATTATTCTAATAGAGTCGATGATGTTTTGCAATCGTTAGGCGAAGACTTTGTCGAATATATAAAACAAGAACAGTTGCAAAGTGTTAAGCATATTCCGCAAGTAATTATTTCGGTTGCAAAGCACCAAGCACAGCGAGTTCATGTTATAGATCCGGTAATCACTATGCTAAGCTGTGTTTACGATATCCAAGGAATTGTAAAGAGCTAACAAAAAAGATGCCACTAAATTTTTCTATGTCAAATATTTTTCGTATATTTGTAATGGATGTAAAGAAAGAATAATATGAAAGTGGGAAAACACACTCTATTAATCGACGGAAACTACTTTGTATTCAGTAGGTTATTCGTCTTACCGAAACCCAAGTCCGGCACTCTGTTGCTAGGCGATGATAAGCAAAAATCACAGTTTATGCGTAAGCTTGCAATTGACTTTGCATCTGAAATGCGCAAGCTTAAAATGTTTGTAGATGATGTTGTCTTGACCGTAGACTCTAAGTCTTGGCGTAAAGACATGTATCCAGATTCAGACTATAAAGGTACTCGTAAACAAAACAGTAAAGTCGATTGGCCAGCTGTTTATGAAGTTTACCAAGAATTCCAAAAGATTCTACAATCTAAAGGCGTTACTGTTCATCAAATCCAAGGTGCAGAGGCAGATGACGTAATCTTTGGTTGGTCTACAATGCTTAATGCTAGAGGCAAGTCTTGTATCGTATGGACAGGTGATCGCGACCTTATCCAGTTGGTAAACTATTCTACCACAAATGACGCGCATACAGTATGGTATTACAATACTAAAAAGTCTCTTTATGCCTACGAAGGCTTTGTAGAAGACATGGCTAAATCAGCCTCTGAGGATATGACAAACGACGATATGTTATTTAACATGGGCGGCCAGCCTATGCTTCGTGATGCGTATCAAAAGGATATTATGGGCTGGGTAACTGCAAATAAGATTCAAATTACCGAAGTTAATTGTGATGAGTTTATCTTCAATAAAATCCTTGTAGGCGACAAGTCGGATAATATCCCCTCAGTTGTTACTTGGCAGAAAGAAATGAAAAACGGTAAGTTGCGTAATTACTCTATTACGGATAAGACTGCATCCTCTATCTACAAACAATTCATTAAAGAATATAAGGATTTCAAAATCGATTATATGTTCTCTACCGATGCTAAAGATAAGCTATCCGACATTATCTACAGGGTCGTTGGCCATAGTTCTATTACTCTAATTAAGGCTAATCTAACGCGTAATATCGGTCTAATGTTATTGCATAATAAGACCATTCCAGATCCAATTCAAAAAGCTATTTACGAGTCTATTGAGAAAGATTGGGAAGGTGCTATTGAGAATAAAGATTCTATCATGGAAATGGATAGAATCTTAGAAAATACCAGTTGGTTAGACGGCGCTAAGAAAAATAACTTTGCGCCAGATCCTTTTGCCGGCATGGAAATCCCTGAGGAGGAAGCCAAGCCTACTATGAAATTAGTCGGTAAGAAGACTAAACAAGTTAAAAAAGATCCAACTAAAAAGTTATTCTAATGACCCTTACAGACCACATTCATATTGAAGAAATTCTAGCAGAAGCTAATGCACATGGTTTAAAGGCAGAAGTGGAAGCCTCGGCCGAGCAATTTGTAGCTGATGGCTACGATAGGGTCGACGCTTTTGTCCTAGCTTTCAACGAGTGGGTTAAGTAAACTTAACTCATTATCCACATATAATTATTATGTTAGACGAAACTAAATTGTTCGACTTTGTGAAAATTATGTTCACAAAGAGAGCGCAATACGATAAGATAAAGAACCATAATAGAAAGAGGCATCATTTTATGATTAACCGTTTCTTCTCTATTAAATACCCGGCTAATGCTCAGCTATTTAACTATAACGGAATTAATGGCGCCCATGTTGTAGATAGCTGGGCAACAGTTGCTGCTAGATTTAAATCTGTACCTGGATGGTTCTATACAAAAACCAAGAAGGCTAAGAAAAATGAGCAGGATAAATATATTCCAAGTGAAAAGGCAATCGAGCTTTTCATGACCAAAAACGAAATAGGTCAACGTGAATATGATGAATTGAAGCTATATGCAAAGGACTCTCTATTCGCTGATCTGAAAAACATTGAGAAGCAAATAGAAGTCTATAATGGTTGATACATTTACAGAAATAGTAGACATTACGCTCTACAAATATAATTCCATTGATTTAAAGCTTTGGGGTATTATTACTAGAAACTTTACTAGTAGAATCGTTGACGAAGACAGTAGAGTTATTTCAGCTACTCAGCTAAAGGCCCATCTTAAAGAATATTTTGCAAAAGATATCAATAGGTTTAACGCAGTTAGCGATACTAATATCCATAAAGAGGCCACATCTATCTATTTTATTTGGCAAGTATTTGATAATATGCCAAACTTAAAATACGTGAGAGTTAACCTCAATAAGAATTCTAGCTATAATAGAATTATCAATGTCGACCAGGTTAAAACTATCAAATACGATGTTAAGATTCTAAGAGGTTTTGTTAGAGTCTTCGATATGTTTAACCCACATGAAGTTTATTTAGCAAACAGGGTGCTGGAAAGAGCTGGCTTATTAGAGACTAAAGAAAACTTTAAGGTTATTCGAGTTAGAGAATTCTTAGGTGCCCTAGACCTCTATTTAGCAGAAAACAATAATACCGAAGTTTTAGGAGTAACTCAAATGTTTATCCAAAGGCTAGAGGCTTATGAATCTGATAACCCCGAGATGCTCTTAATCACGGATAGGGATTCAGATATATAATAAAAAATAGGCAAACCGCCCTTAAACTAAATGGTAACCAATTTTACTGCAGATTCTATTGGAGATTACTTTTTCGCTAAACTACAAGATCCTTATGCTAGCGTTGAGAGAATCAACGCTTGGTCTATTTTAGCAGGTGTTAGTTCTCCTAGAACAATTGGTAAACTTCAGATTACCGCTGGAGATGTCAATATTGTTGGAATAGGTACAAACCTGGACCTAGTATCTGGTGATTTTATTCTAGTAGGTTCTAACCAGCTAGAAGTAGATACAGTCGATGGGCAAACTTTTACAGTAACTCAAGCTCCTGATTTTTCATCAGCCGGCGCAGATTTCTATAAACTACCAAATCAAAATAATAGATTTAACTACGAGTTTAGGTGGTCTCAAAATGGGCCAGTTTCAGATGGAGGTGAAATGTCGGAACTTCTACCTATTACTGCAATAACAACCGTAAACTTTGATAGCTCTAAGCCATTATGGATTGATATTAGAGCAGAAGTTGCAGCCCTTTCTCAACTACATACAATTAGCCTATTTAGTATTCAGTTAGAAGTGGTTACTGGAGAGGGTACTATTGAAACGTGTCCTCAAATTTGTAATGACTGCACGGACCCCTTTGTTGAGGGTTGTACAAACATTGTAGTTGATTGTGCAGATCCGGTCTATAATCCCTATAATTTAACTAGACCTACTGCGATTTATAGAGAAATTTCAGAATTAGGCGCTAATATGTGGGGCCATCCTGTAAAATACTTTAGAGTAGAACCAGATCAAAGATCTAGGGACGTGGTCTTAATGGAATACTCGCTCTATAATGTTCAGGCCCAAGGCGAGGTTAAGGTTTTAGTACCTGATAATGCAATGCCAGAGCAGACTTTCCAATATGATATTTTTGGTATGGGCTGGGAAGACTTTGAAGTCCATATTACAAAGGGTCAAATGGAAAAAGCATTTGGCGCTAACAAACCACCTAGAGCTAGAGATTATCTTTATTTCCCGCTAATGAATAGAATGTATGAAGTAAGTTCAGTTGCTTTTGCGGACGAATTCAATATGGAAATGACGTATTGGAGGGTAATGTTAAGAAAGTACGAGGAAAGAACTTCTACTATTGTTGGTGACGATGCTGCAGGCCAGGCAATTCAAGCCGAAATGGATGACCTAACTGTAGGTATGGAAGAAGTATTTGGCGCTGAATTAAAAGATGAGTATAACCAAACTACTAAGCCTGAACAATATCAAACGGTTTTCTCTCCGGTTGCCGATGGTATTAGAGATAGAATTCATAACGGCCTTGTAATTTCAGATAACCAAATCAGAAATAAGTGGACAATTATCTCTAAAAACTATTACGACTTAACCACAATAAAAGACTTAGGTATCGAGGCTGTGGTTTACAATAAAAAGTCTACACAGGCATTAGAAGATAACTTTGCAGTTACTATGTGGTTCCAACCAAAGCTGGTTTCTAATACCGCCGAGCAAGTTTTAGTTGATGGTAGAATAGGCGATAAGGGCCTTAAGTTAACCATGAATAAAACGACTATAAAGGCATATATTAATGGCGAGGTTTTCCAGTTCCCATTCCAAGTTAATCCAGTAAACGATAACTGGTATGGTATGGTATTCAACCTTAACAACCAGTTTAAGCAGGTGGCAACCTATGTATATAAGCTAAACTCTGCAAGTAATAGATATACAAATATGCCTATTCAAGATAGCTTGCCAGAAGTGATGAACCAGAAAATTTCTATGAGCAACCCATTAGGTTGGGTTACCGATAAGCAATGGTCTATTATGCCTGGTAAACTTTTAATGACTAATATTAGACTATTTGATAAGTCTATCGGCCAAGGCCAACATAGAAACGTATTACAGCAATACGTGGTTAGAGATAACCAATTAGCCCAGGTTATCGATAACGCCATTCCTTCTATCCAATTAAGAAGATACAACCAAAGTAGGTAACAAAAGTTGACTAAATTTGTTACAGGTATTTTCTAGATATATAGAATATAATATCATATTATGAGTGAAAAGAAAAGAACAATCTCTGAACAGGCTGATGAGATTAGAAAAGAACTAGATGACTTGATTGGTGACGATACAATGAATGTTGAATCAGATCCTAGAGATTTGCCGATTCAAGCAAAACCAACAGATCTAGCCCCTATGGTAAACTATACCGAATTAAAGGGCACCGCTACTAAAAAGGCTCAGAAGACCATTACTTCTTTAATGAAATTCTATCTCGATGCAGATATTATCGAGAATGACGAATATATTCAGGCTAAAAAGAAGATGGACGAGATGACTATGTCTTCTCTCATTTATCAGCTACAAGCCGGTGAAAGAGCACTTACAACTCTATTAGAAACTATTGACTCAGGTGAATTAGCGCCTAGAATGTTTGAAGTACTAGCAACTCTACAGAAGTCAATGTTAGATATTATCAAATCCCAAACCATGTACTTAATGGCAGCGGAAGAGGGCACGAAAAGAATCGCTAGAGATATTGAGATTTACCAGCAAAGACAGAATCAATCTGAGATTGAGCAGTCTGGTGGTGACACAGGGAACAAAAATATTCAAAGAGGTACAAAAGACTTGATGGCAGCAATTAGAGCCGGTATTGATGGAGCTAATGAAGACATCGAAGACGTTGAACCAACAGAAGAATAATGTCGGATTACGTAGGAGATAATAAATGGATTCCAAAAGAGGAGGGGCCACAGGCAGCCTCCGAAAGAATTGTATGGTCTACAAAGCAGATCAATGACCTGCTCGTAGCCATGGACCAGGGTTATCGTCCTAAAATTAAGTTGCCATTCTACGAGGGTAGACAATTCCTAAGAAAAGGTAATATTGTTTTTGAATACACCGATGATGAAATCGCTGAGTTGGCTAGATGTGCCGCTGATATCGTCTATTTCGCTGAGAAATATGCGGTGGTAATGACCGATGAAGGTATTCAAAAAGTAAAGCTAAGAGATTACCAAATTGATATGTTAAGGAACTTCCAGAATGAGAGGTTCAATATTGTACTGGCTTCAAGACAGATGGGTAAAACAGTGACCGCATCGATCTTTAACGCCTGGTATTTAACTTTCAATATGGATAAAAATACACTGCTACTTGCGAACAAATCAGACTCTACGAAAGAGATTATCGATAAGGCAAAGACCGTTATCGAGAACCTGCCCTTCTTTATGAAGCCTGGTATTATCAAGTACGATGTGATGAATGTAAGGTGTGATAATGGCTGTCGTCTAATCGGACAATCTACCACAGCAAAATCCGGTATTGGTTTTACAATTCACAACCTTTACCTGGACGAGTTTGCGCACATTCACCCTTCGATTGCAGATTCATTCTACGAGAACGTTTATCCTACACTTTCATCATCGAAAGTCTCTAGGATTACAATTACATCAACCCCAAATGGATTTAACAAATTCTACGAAATATACGCAGCAGCAGATCGTGGCGATAATGAATATCATGCTATGCGTATCGACTGGTGGCAACATCCTGACAGAGACGACGCCTGGTACCAAAGAGAACTCTCAAACCTAGGGACAATTGAGGCATTCAATAAGCAGTATGGAAATGAGTTCGTCAGCTCATCCAACCTCTTATTAGACCCTGCTGATATGAAGAAAATGCGTAAACGCATGAAACCCTATGTCCATCACGAGTTTGATGAATTCGATTACATTTCAATCGATACGAAAGGCTTTTTAGAGTGGGACCCCGACTTTGACATTGATACTTGTAGAGACCGAGAGAACTTCTGGCTATTCTCAGTAGACATTGCTGAGGGCAACGGTGGTGACTCTTCAGTCATTAATGTATTTCAGGTAGATCCAATGAACCCGGATGAAATCAAGAATGTGGTTAACCCTGGTGCAATGTATGACTTCTTTAAGTTTACTCAAGTTTGTAGATTTAAATCGAACGAGCACGTCATTGAAGACTTTGCAAAAGTACTTTACACACTATCGGTTGATATCTTCTATTCGGAGAACGTGAAAATGATTGTAGAATACAATACATACGGTACAGTACTATTTAATTACTTAAGGCAGATCTTTCCACAAAGAAACGACTTTGATGACGAGATGGTAGTTAAGTTTAGACATAGGCACGACGGTAAAACACTCAAACCAGGTATTAAGCTAAAGTCAGATAACAAGGCTATTTTCTGCCAGAACTTTGCCAAACTATATAAGATAAATAGATTAGATTTGACAGACGAAATTACAGTAAAAGAGGCATCCCTATTTGGTACCCTAAAGAATGGTAGCTATGGGGCTCAAATGGGCAATGACGACGTTATCATGACTTGTATTACTGCAACCGAGTTTTTCAATACAACGGACTACGCAGATTTTATTGAAGAGATGTTAGATTTCATAGATCCTGAGCTACATGACGAAATGGAAAAGATACTATATCGAGATAGTGACCAACAGGGAGATTTACAATATGACATTTATGACCTTCTGAAATAATTTTGCGAAAAGACAAGGATATATAATTAAAGATTTAAAAAATAAAAACGAACAACTATGGCATTAAGTCCTCAATTACAACAGTTCAAAAGCTCAGGCGTTTATCGTCTAGAGTTTGACAAATCACAAACCGTAAATATCCCTGCGGAAACTATTAGACTAGTTGTAGGTAGATCTAAAAAAGGTCCTTACAATATTCCAGTTCTAGTAGAAGATGTAGAGCAATTCATCCAAGTGTTTGGCGGTGTTGATAAGTCATTAGAAAAGAAAAATATGTTCTTCCATAGATCAGCGATCGAATGTTTATCAAGAGGTCCTATCTTGGCATTGAACTTAACTACAGCAGATGACGATGACAGAGTTTCTGTTTTCGCTCCAGTTACAAACTCTTCTGTTGAAAATCTAGGGTCAATGGCTATTCAAGCATCTGAAGGAGCTTCTAAGAAGTTTAGCGATGTATTTGATACCGATAAATTCTGGGTACCATCAGACGAAAAACTACTAGCTGCTACATTAGCAGGTGAAAACCACGCTATTTCTTTTGTTAATATTAAGCAAGATCCAATCACAGTTATCATAAGACAAGCTGCTGATGTTAGAGGTTTTGAAGTTACAGCAAGAAACTGGTACGGTGAAGCTAATATTCCAGAAGGTATTGATGCTGACGAGTACGTATCAGACTACATGGTTGATGTTTTCGTATTTAAGGGTAAATTTGATGCTCAGGCTCTAAATAACGACCCAACATACGGAGACTTCTTTACTTCAGAAGGTCTAGAGAAAGATAAACTAGCTCAATTCGTAGGCCTAAGAGAAGTATCTCTATTAGCACAGTACACTGGTTCATTAATCCCAGAATTTATGGATAATGAAGGTAGACAACTTTATATTGAAACTTTAATCAACCTAGAAGCAAGAAGAACTGGTTTATTCTGTGCAGTTGATGAAGAAGAATTAACAAATATCGACTTAATCGGTAATGGCTTTAACGTTTACCAAGACTACGAAGTACTTTCACATAAAGTTAGCCAAAGTGTTACTCCAAAGGCAGTTGATTTAACTGCATTTAACGCTACTGCAAAGGTTGACGGAAACCAGCTAGTATTAAAAGGTAGTGGTCTTAACGTAGCTGCATTACAGGGTTTAACAGATAATCCAATTGTAGTGGGCGAGTGGTTACACTCAGCTACTCCTGGTGAATTTGTTTCTATCGAAAACATGACAGATACTAATGCTGACGAAGTAACTATTCAAGCATCTGGTAATATCTTAAATACAGGTAACCAAGGATTTTCTTACGAAAGATACAGTGCTGCAGCTAATAACGCAACCTTTAACGCAACAGCAAATGTTAGAGTTGATGAAGACGGAAACTTAATCTTTAAAGTTGCCGGCGATGCTGGTTTCGCTGCCGGAGACGTACTTTTAGACGCAGGTAACGAACCTGTAACTTACTTACCATCTGAAGATGCTGGCGTATTTGTTGGAATCAACTCTGTCGAAGAGAACTATGACGATGCGGTGTTTGGCCCAGGTTGTATTAAAGTATCTCCTTATGGTGGTGCTAGAGGATTCTCTGCATCGTTAGAAGCGTCTAACATTACAGAATTCGGAGGTTACAAGCTTGCAGAATTAGAGGCTACACACTTCGACTTACATACTCTAAACCTAAATACCAGAGCAGTTGCTGCTCCACAAGGCTGGACATTTAACAACCAAGGCAACGGTATCTTTAACTTCTCTAAAGTTGGCGGCGCACAATCTGATTTCGCTGACTGGAAAGTAGGTATGTATGTCCCAGGTGAAGGTGGTAAACTATCAAGAATCCTTAAGATTGTTATGGAAGTTGCTGGTGATTCTACTGTTATGAGATTCACTACACACAGAGTAGTTGTAAACGAGCCTACTTACGCTCTTAAGAGATACGAAGAGTCTGCAGGTATTTACAAGACATTCCCACTAGAAGGTGCAACTCAATCACATAAAGATATTGGCGGTCTAGAAGGTCTTCTATCAGCAATTAAGCCAGGTACTGGTTTAGGTAACGCTTTAGTAGATAAAGACAATATCACATTTAGATACGTTGTTGATACATTTGGCTCATTAGAGAACGGTGGTCTACTTAACAAAGAAGAATTAACACTTCTATGTAAGGAGAGACAAAACGCATCAGCGATCATCAACGCGCCAATGGTAAAAGAATTTAAGGCATCAACAAACCCTTCATTCTTAAATGAACTTTCAGGTGCATTTGACGTAAACAACGTGGCAACGGGCGGTAACTTAAACTTAAACCCAAGCGCACTATACACGTTACCTTCAATTAATGAAGGCGCAACTTACGGATTCTACTACGGCCCAGGTCTAAACGTTGTTGAAAACGGTAGAACAAAGGTGGTTCCACCAGCGGCTTACGTTTCAAATAACTACATCGATAAATACTCTGATGCTCTACCATGGTCAATCGTAGCAGGTCCAAGAAGAGGTGTTGTTGGTGGTTCTGGCGTACAATCTCTAGAATTCGCATTCGATAAAAACGACAGAGACGTACTTGAGCCATTTGGTTACAACCCAATCGTATTCGAAAGAGGCGTTGGTTTAACAATCAAAGGTAACAAGACTGCACAACAAGGAATTCAATCAGCTCTATCTTCAGCACACGTAAGAGAGGCTCTTATCTACATCGAAGATGGTTTAGCAGAAATCCTTAAGAACTACCTATTTGAGTTCAATAACGCTCAAACTAGATTAGAAATCAAAACTTTAGCAGACAACTTCATGGAGTCAGTTAAGAAGGACGGTGGTGTTTACGATTACAGAAACATCATGGATACTACTAACAACACGAACGAAGTTATCGATAACAACATGGGTATCTTAGATACATTCGTTGAACCGGTTAAAGGTCTTGAGATTCTAGTATCGAGAGTAACTGTACTTAACACGGGTGAAATTGCATCAGGAAACTTTGCTTAAAAAAGACAATATATAAAATAAACAAATATACGATATGGCTTTACCACATTATTCAGAAGATCAAACTAGTAGAAAAGGCAAGAATTTTGAGCCAGTACAGGCTAACCTATTTGAGGTGACAATTCTACCTCCTGGTGGTGTTGATGGACAAGCACTGTTACTACAGCACATTAACTCTATTTCAGGCCTAGACGGTCTACACAGAGAAGTTGCTGCAGTCGGTCAAAAGTATAAGTTTGCTGATAGATCATACGCTGGTATGCCTGATGGAACTGCTCTTGACGTAACAGTTAACTTTACACTAAATTTAAATGACTCTAACGAGGCCTACTTATACAAAACAATGAGACAATGGTACAGAGCTCAGTACAATCCTGAGACTGGCGAAATGGGTCTTAAGAAAAACTACGTAGGTACAATTGTTATCGTTCAGTTTAATAGAGAAGGTGATATTTACAGAAAAGTAACTCTAGACGATTGTTTCATTACATCGGGTCTAGGTTTCACCGGAGAACTAAACTACGAGTCTGCTGATCCAGCAACTCTAGAAGTTACTTGGAGAGCTGATGTTTGGTCTGAAGAACTAAACTAATAACGAAAGAACTTTAGAAAAAGGAGGTAAGCAATTACCTTCTTTTTTTAACCAAAGAAAATATAATATAATATTCTAATAATCATAGATTATGAGCGATAAACTAACAAAAAAGCTTCAGGTATTACTTACCGAAGAAGAAGTCCGAGAGGTTAATAGAGTTATCCTAAATGATGCTCTAGATACTGAAACGAGGCCTATATCTGTTAGCGCTTTCATTAGAAATTTAATACAGGAAGAATTAGCTAAGAAAAGCGTTGAACAAAAATCTATAATAAAACAAAATCTTAAAAACCTAAAAAAGAAATAATATGAGTGACGAATTAAACAATTTCAAGCAGGAGCAAGAAGAAGCTGCTGCGAGAGCCCTAGCGGCAAAAGAGGGTAATCAAGAGACTCCAGATACTTCAGAGGCTGCCGATTCAATGGCTTCTGCTGTAGATTCTAGTGGACTCGGTAGAGTTAATATGGCTAATTTTACGCCAGAAAGAGCAAGACCTTCTGACGAAATTTTAGGATGGCATGTATTAGATTTAAATCTATTACCTTCAAAGGGTAAGTTTTATCCAGAAGATGCTGTGATTAAGATTAGATCTGCAAAGGCCGCTGAGATTAGACATTTTTCTACAATGGATGAGAACGATTACATTGATATGGAAGAAAAATTAAACTCAATCATCGAATCATGTTCTCAATTCACATCGGGTTCTAAAAGAATGTCTTACAAAGACGTATTAGAAGAAGATAGAATTATTCTATTGCTTTCTATTAGAGACCTTACTTTCCCAGAACCAGAGAATAAATTAATCTTAAAGGGTAAAACTGAAAGAACTAAACAGCAAGTCGATATTGAATTATCAGTTAAAAACTTAGTACCTAGTGTTATTGATGATGAGATCGAGAAGTATTACGACGCAAAGGAAAGAACTTATGTAATTAAAACTCGCTCTGCTGGTGAAGTTAGAATGCATCCACCAACAATCGGTGTTATGCAAGAAATCACTAATTATTTAAAAGATAGACAACAAAAAGATCAAGCATTTGATAAAGCGTTTATTCAAGTTCTACCTTATATGCAATCTGACTGGAAATCTTTAAGCTTAAATAAGATCTTCCAATTAGAGATGGAATACAAAGGCTGGGACGAAAAGAAATTCATGGTTGTCTATAGACTAGCTGAAAGAATGAAAATCGGTGTTCAAACCGAATTAGAAACTACCTTTGAAGGAGAGGTTGCGAAGGCCCCTCTTGACTTCCCAGGTGGCATCAAAAGTCTTTTCATTATTTCAGATCTCGCTGGAGAATTACTTTAAGACTAAGTTCTACCTGGGTATTCATCTTAGGATGCAACCTTCGGAGATTGAAAATATGGACTACTACGAGTATTGGTATTACGTAAAAAATCTATCGGAGTACATCAAACAGAAGAATAAACAGCAAGGGGAACAATCAGAACAACAGAGCAAACAGATGTCTTCTATGAGATCTCAGTATGCTCCTAAGATGCCAAAGACCCCTAAGATCTCAACTCCTTCATTAAAGATGCCAAGGATGTAAGAGATATATAATATAGTAGTAAGGAACACCACTTTTATAGTGGTGTTCCTATATACTAAAAAAATCAGTAGTAACCCATACATGGCTCAAAATAATTGGATGAAATCAGTAACCAACGCCTTCTCTAGGCTAGGTGAGCAGAACGATGTGTTAAGTGATATTTCAGAGAACACTAAGGCTACTTCGGAATCTGTAGCAATCGGTGGAGATCTATATGAAAGAGTTAATGAGCTAACTACTGCGATTACTGATCTTAGAGACGGTAAAGGTGGTGGCGGTATGGGCTTACAAAATGCAATGGCTATTGCATTAGTAGCTCCTTCAATAGGAACTATCGGTAAAGGTTTACAATTTGTAGTAGACGCCGTAAATAATCTACAGGGTACTGGTGATGAAGTAAAGGCTAAAACCGAGGCACTCGTCGGAGGTCTAACAATGTTAGGCGACGTTGGTAAATCTATTTTACAATTTGCCGGTTATATGGCTTTAGCAACACCATTATTGCTCGTCGCAATGATTGGTGCACCATTAATTGCTATATCATTATTTTTACTTACTACAGCGGTTAATTTAGCTACTAAAAAATTAGAAAAAGAGCAGCTAGAAAAGGTTCAAATGCTTGGAGACGTGGGTAAGTCTATACTTATCTTAATGGGTACTCTAGCGCTTTCTTCTCTTATTGCTCCGTTTGCATTAAAGGGGCTAGGAACTACACTATTAGTTGTTGGATTATTTGCCCTAATAACCTATATTTTACCTGAGGATAAGGTAGAGGCTCTAGAGAAGTTTGGAGACGGTATGCTTAAAGTTGCCCTAGGTCTTGGTGCTATGGTCGCAGTTTTAGCATTAACTAGCCTTATTATAGGTCCTGCTCTAAAAGGATTATTGGGCGCTGTATTAATTATAGCAGCCATTGGTGGGGTATTTTACCTTTTAGAAAGTATGGGTATTATTGATAAAATAGAAGACGGCGCGAAGGGACTTCTATTTGCTGCAGGTGCTATTCTAGGCCTGGGCGTTGCATTGGCTCTATTTGATATAATCACACCACCGTTAGATGTACTACTTGAGATTGCACTAGTTGTAGGCGCAGTAGCCCTTATGTTCGGTGTTGTGGGTATCTTCCAAAAACAAATTTACAATGGAGCTAGAGCTCTTGCTTTTGCAGCACTATCTATATTTGTACTTGGTTTAGCACTTCTATTCTTTACAAAAGTAGTAGGCGCTAATATCGGCGGTGAAGATCTATTAAATTCATTTGCACCGCTACTATTAATCGGTGCTATTGGTGTTGCATTTGCAATAGCAGGTAACTTTAAATCTCAAATTATACAGGGTGCCATGGCCTTTATCATAGGCTCTGTAGCCCTAATCATGTTAGGAGTTGGTGTAATGTTACTTAGTAAAGGACTAGGTGATTCTCCATTAGCTACAATTGGTTGGACACTTGCATTTATTACAGGCCTCGGTCTAGTTATGGCTGCTGCGGGTGTTGCAGCTGCATTTATTTTACCAGGAGCCGCTGCGCTTATGGTAGCAGGTGGCGCACTTTTATCAGTAGGTATTGGAGTACTTGTAATGTCTAAAGCCTACGCTAAATCAGGTGATATGTTAAAGCCAAATAAGGATGGTGTTCCCGGTCTAGTTTCTCTACTAACAGCCATTGCAGACGGATTTGTAATGTGGCCATGGACGGCAGCAGGTATTCTATTAGGCTCCGGTGCAATGATTGGAGCTGGCGTAGCCCTGATTACGATCGGTTTAGGTTTAACCAAATTTGCTAAGATTGTAGAATCAGGTATAGACCTAGCTAAATTAGGCGCCGATATTTCACTAATGATCGGTACGTTAGCTATTCCATTCCAAAAGATCGGTGCCGGCGAAGAAATGGAAGTCCTAGACGCCGATGGTAATAAAACTACCGTTAAATTTGGTGGTGGGGGTGGCGGCCTATTTGGCCTAGGAGGCTCTAACCCAGTTGCAATGGGTATTTCCTCAGTACTTAGAATGGGTACTGCTTTATCCAATATTGCGGGTGGAGTCCAAAATATGGCTAACCTAAAGTTCCCAACTGGATTTGATAAGGACGGTAAACCTACAGGCTACGAAACTATTGGCGGCGATGCATTTAAGAAAGTAATTACCAATACCATGATGATGGTAGGTTCACTTGCAGTGCCTTTTGCTGCGATTGGCGCCGGCGGTAAGCAAACTATCACAATGCCTGACGGCACTGAAAAAGAAGTTGACTTTGGTGCACCTTCTGCCGGCGGTCTAATGGGCTTCTTGAAAGGCGGCGGCGATGTACAAAAGGGTATTAAAGCCGTCATGAACATGGGACAGGCGTTAAGCAATATTGCTGGCGGCGTCCAAGATATGGCTCTACTTAAGTTCCCAACTGGGTTTGATGCAGAAGGTAAGCCAACAGGTTATAGGCAATTTGACCTAGCAGCAGCTGCGCAAGTTACTTTAAATACTCATATTTTAGTTAGCGCTCTTTCAAGTACATTTGCTAGCATAGGTAGCCGCCCGGACGCTCAGGGAGATACATGGTGGGGAGGTCAATCAAATATCACAAAAGGTATTGAAATTGTTGCAGGTATTGGAGAGCCCTTACTTAACTTGGCAAAGGGCGTACAAGCCATGGCAGACCTTAAATTCCCAATCTATAATGAAAAAGGTGAAATTACAGGTTATGAACAACTACCAACAGACCCGGCGGCACTAAGAGCTAAAGTTGGTACTAATACTCAGCTATTAATTCAAGCGCTGACCGATACATTCACATTAATCGGATCAAATAATTCAGGTGCGACATCTAGCTGGTGGCAGGGTACCACTTCATTTGAAAAAGGTATTGAAATTGTTGAACTTATATCAGACCCATATAAGAAGTTAGGCGATTCAGTTAAAACCGTTATCGAAATCGTTAAGGATCTAGATGGCGATGCATTTGCCAAGAAAATACAGGCAATGATTGGTGTATTCTCATCATTTGAGGTTTTAACTGTAAGAAAAGAAAATGTAGAAACAGTTGCTATGATTGCAGATCCTTATAGAAAATTGGGTGACTCTGCAGATAGTATCAATAAAATATTAACTATTAAAGCTACCGGCGAACAATTAAAAGCTAAAATTCTAGCGGTCGTTAATTCTATCGCAGAAGCACCAGCATTAGATCCAGGAGAGACAAAATCTAAACTTGAGTTTATTGATAAAATCAAGAAAATGTATAGCTCTCTATCTAGTGCGGTCCCTGACGTTAAAACTATTATCGAAGGGATTAGCGAGGGACCTGCTCTTAAGATTAAGATTAAAAATATCTTGTCAGCTATCACAGAATCTCCTGTCCTAGGAGTGGATGATTCTATAATTAAGGCCGGCTTTATCTATACAGTCAGGAGAATGTATGCTAATTTAGCAGGTGCAGTTCCTTCTGCAATTACAATCCTTATGGGTATCACCGATGGCGAAGCATTAAAGCTTAAAATTAAGCAAATGATTGAAGCTATCGTAGGCCCTGCTGGAGATGATATTCCTCTTATTATGGCTAAAGGTTCTTTTATGAATACCCTAGGTAGAGTCTATATGAAACTTGCAATAGCAATCCCGCCTATTGTAGCAGCGATGAATGCATTCGCAGTTGAGAAAGGTAAAGCATTTACTTCTATATTTGGTGGTGAAACACCGGCAGATATGTATGAGTCTAAGAGAACTTTATTTGAAACTATAGCAAAATCTTATACCAAGATGGCTATAGCTATTCCTCTGATTATCGGCTCAGTCGGTACGGTCGAGGCAGAAACTATGGATACGTTTACAAAAATCTATGGTGGCTCTTTAGAACAAGTTGATGTTGGTACTCTAAATGCACGAACAGCTCTATTTACAGAGATTGGCAATTCTTACGAAAAAATAGGTAAAGGTTCTACCGAAATTTCTAATGCTATGAATAATTCCAATATGGAAAGATTAGCTATTTGGAAAGACATGTTTGTTGGCCCTGTAAATATTATTAGACCCGGCATGGGTTATAGATACCAAGAGAAATTATGGAATGCTATTGGTAAAAATATGGTTGCCACTGGTGGATCTTATACCACAATTGCAGAAGCAATCAACTCGATGGATCTCACTAAACTGGTCGAGGCTAGACAAATGTTCCAGGCACTTTCTGTTCTTGCGGAAGGCGGTGAAAGCCCAGAAGATATCTTAGAGGCAATGGGTGAATCACTAGAAGCTGCGTTACAAAACCTTGCAGACATGTTACAGCAATTTAACAATACTGTGGCTCAGCAAGGTGAAGCTCAAGGCAATATCTTAAAAGACGTCGCAGGTATCCCTGGCGATATATTAGGCGGAATTAAAAATGCTCTTTCTGGCGGAGGCGGTGGCGGAAGCGTGGATAGTGCCCAAATCGTCAATGCTATTACTCAGCTTCAAACAATCTTGGTGTCTAGGGGTATTAAAGTGAACACTAACGACTTTGGCTAATATATAGAATATGTACTATATTTGCGCCCAGCCGGCAACATTTTATTATTCTTGGCAGATTGATGCAATGCTACTTTCGTTCGAAAGATTTGGTAATGTAGATCTTTCTAAAGTTCATATTGTTAATGCCATTCAAGGAAAGCCAAGCCCTCATTTTAAACTTGTTGAAAAGAAGTGGAAACTTAAAGGGGTCCTATTTGAGTATTATGAAGATACGAGGGGTTCTCATAGTTATATCTCTTCGATCCGCCCACATATTTTAGAAAAACATTGGAATAAGTACCCTTGGTTAAAAGAGCATGCCTTTTTATACCATGATTCAGATATTGCATTAACTAAACCGTTGCCAGTTGATGATAAGTTAAACGAAGATAATGTGTGTTACTTATCAGATACTAAGTCTTATGTCGGTGCAAAATACTTAGACAGTAAAGGCCACGGTATTCTAGAGCAAATGTGTGCAATTGTGGGTATTCCCCCTCAAATTGTTAGAAATAGAGAAGAAGAATCGGGTGGTGCACAGTATTTAATTAAACCCGGTATAACCGCCGACTTTTGGAAAAAAGTCTATGAAGATTCCGAAAATCTATTTAGGGATATAACCAAGAGGGTAAAAGAGATTAAAGCAAACGAACCTGACTGGCATGAGGTTCAAATATGGTGCGCTGATATGTGGGCAGTTCTTTGGAATTTATGGAAAAGCGGCTATAAGACTCCATGTCCCGATGACTTTGAATTTTCTTGGGGTACTCAACCCGTTGAACAGTGGGATAAGTTAGCAATATTCCATAACGCAGGAGTGGTAAAAGAAGAGTCCGGCCAGCCTTTTTACAAGGGTAAATATCAATTGGAAACTAGTCCGCCAATAAATGCACCAACTCCTGATACAAAATGGGCTTCATATAATTACTTTAACTTAATACAAGATTCCTGGAAGTCTACAAAAAAGGGACAGTGTCTAATAATCGGAAACGGGACATCAGTCCTCGATTATGAATTGGGAGAGCATATCGATAGCTTCGATAATATTGTAAGATTTAATGCATATAAAATAGAAGGTTATGAAAAGCACGTTGGTACAAAAACAGATATTTGGGCCACTTGTGTTTTACATAAAGACCACATTAATAGTATAGACTCATATAGAGAAGTAATTTGCCATTCTTGGGAATCAGATATGGAATACTGTAAAATTTACAGAGATTTAAGTAAATATAGAACTGATGTGTGGAAAATACCCGCCTTTGTTTGGAGAAACTTAAAAAAAGATTTTGAAGTACAAGATCCTTCTACAGGGTTACTACTTATCAATCTTATGTTAGATCGTTACGATGAGGTGTGGTTATATGGGTTTGATTGGTGGGATAGAGAAGAACACCATTATAGTGACAAAAATCCAAGAGGAACTTTACATAAACCAGACCAAGAGTTAGCTTATATCAAATCACTGGGTAATAGAGTTAGATTTTTAGAAGAATCCCATAAAGAAACAATCTAAAAAGCCTTAGTATAACTATTAAATACTTATTATGATTACAAGTCAAATTTGTCAATTCGATAGTTCAACTATCAAATCAGCAGCTTACAACTACAAGCACAAAACCTTAACAGTACATTTTAAGCATGCTTCCTATTTATACAGTGATGTCGATCGTGCTGATTTCGAAGCTTTTAGTCAGGCTGATTCTCAGGGAAAAGCCCTAAACGAATTCATTAAAGGCAAATACGACTATGAAAAAATTAATGTAAATGAGACTATCGAAATTCAAAATCCAAATTAAAGAATTTACGTTCGAAGACGAGACTTATTACAAACTTGTAGAAAAGGGTTATATATTAGGCGTTCGTCTTTATACCGATGAGTACCCTAAAAAATACTATGTTTTATCTAATGCTATTGACGCGGCAAATAGGCATTACGCAAAACTAGAAAAAGAAAATTTAGTAGGCCTAAACGGAACAAAAACAGTTTGGACTGTAGAATAAAATATGAAAAGGTTATATAAAATCTGGGCATATATGAAGTGGTTAGAGTCACAAAGAATGCGGGCAGCTGAATTTACATGTAGCGCAGGACCTTTAATGTAAAAACAGGAGAAGTGGCAGAGTGGTCGAATGCACCGGTCTTGAAAACCGGCGTACTGCAAGGTACCGGGGGTTCGAATCCCTCCTTCTCCGCACAATTTATGGAAGACTACTGGCAATCAATAGAGAATTCATACAAATTACTTTCGGGACAAGTTACCCTAGAGGGACTACTAATAATAATGTCTATTCAACTTGAGGGCGACTTAATAGACCAGGAACTACCAATCTTTTTTATCGAACCTTATGAAACTCCAGATCCAGATCAGCTTGATACAATGATTGAACATTTTGAAAAGCTAGAAGAATATGAAAAATGTCAATGGTTATTGGAGTATAAGATGAAACTCTAATAGATTTAGATCTATAAAGTACAAATAATTAAATTATGACAAAGGCGCAAATCGTACAGAGACTTTTAGAGGCAGAACTAATTAATGCTGAAGAGGCAGTTATCCTGCTCCAACCAGACTCAGTACCTTTTCACACTGTAACGCCACCAGCTCCTTCAAGCCCTTATTGGACTTCGCCATGGGCAAATAACCCATACTGGACTTCAACCCAAACAGGAGTACCGAGCTTTAGCTCAAATCCTTCCGAATATTATAGAGACCCAGAAGATATCTAAACCATAATTTTATTTAATGAAAAAGTCGAGCAAGTCTTTCAAAGAAGAGGCCCAAGACAATGGCGAACGCCAGCGCAAACTACAGTTTAAGAAGCGCAAACAAAAAAGCCGTAATAACGGTATTAACTATAAGAATGTCAAATCTCTAAAAGATCTAGATGAATATGACGACTATGACTATAATATCTAATAAACCTATGTTGGTAGACTATTCAGGTATCAGTGATGAAGCCTTTTTCGCAATGTTCGTGATGCCTATTTTAAAGGACCCTGAGGACATTTCACAAGGAGTCTATGGATTATGTAGAGCGGGCGCGTATGGCCGCTTAGTGTATGTCCTAGCAAAAGCTGGGGCGCCTGAACCTAAGATTGTTAAAGTAATTAATGACCCCGAACATGAGCTTACCTTCGAACTCGAATAATTGGAATGACCATATCTATTGGGAAGACTCCTGGAACTCACCAAAAAATAAATGGAATGACGAATACGAGGATTAAACAACTCCTAGTTTTGATTTTGGTCTTGTTGCCCTTTATGGACACTGCCTCGAAAAAACAAAACAGACTTTACAATAGAATGAACGGCGCCCAGATTGAAGAACTTATTTTTACCCTTCGACACTTAGCTAGCCCAATTAATGACTAAACTATTTCCAAACTTCTGGTATAACCAACAAATTAACCATTATGCCAGAGTTAGCTGAACTCAAATTTACTGCAGACTACGTTAATGAAGTGTCTGAAGGTATGTCTTATGTTGGCGTTCAAAAGAACCCAGTTCATAAAGGTGAAGATCTAAATATTCCTTTCAAGAAGTTTAGAATTAAAGCCGAATCGAAAGGTAAAGAGATGGTGCTTTACTTCTTAGACAGACATTCAGATCAATCCATTCCTGTTAGAATTACAATGGGCATGTCAGGCCACTTTAAAGTAACCAATACTGGACAAGAACCAAAACACGCACATCTCAAATTCCATAGAAATGATGGTACAACAATGTCGTTTGTGGATGTTAGACGTTTCGGTAAATGGAAACAGGGTGTTGCGTGGTCTAAGAATAGAGGACCAGATCCTACTCGCGAATACGATGTTTTTTGGAAGCACGTAATGACTAACTTAACCAAGCTTAAGAAACCTCTCTATGAGGCTCTAATGGACCAGAAATACTTTAACGGTATTGGTAACTACCTAAGAGCCGAAATCATTTTTAGAGCAGGTGACGTCAATCCTTTCTTACCGGCCGGGGAACAGATTGCCAAGTATCCAAAAATTCTAGAACTATGTAGAGACATTCCACTACTAGCCTATGCAAAAGGTGGTGGTTCAATTAGAGACTGGGATAATCCATTTGGAGTAGACTCTATCCAAGAGAAATTTATGTTATGTTACGGCAATGTAGAAATGTCTAAGCGCAAAGACAGAAATGGAAGAACATTTTGGTACGAACCCAAATGGGATATACCCACATCGAGAGATGATTTAAAAGATTACCTATATGGCTAAGAAAGAAAAAACAAAAACAAAAGATCTAGTATAATAAATATGAAGTTAATACTTGTAGGTAAAGCCGCAGCCGGCAAAGATTTTTTAAAGAATAGATTGGTAGATAAAGGTTTCAAAGCCGGTATTTCATGTACTACTAGGTCACCTAGACCTAACGAGGTTGACGGAGTTGATTATCACTTTCTAACAGAGGAAGAATTTAAGGCTAAGTTAGACGCCGGCGAAATGTTAGAGCACATGATATTCAATAACTGGTATTATGGGCTAACACATCAAGAATTCGAGCAAGCAGACGTTATGATTATGTCTAAAGATGGTTTGGATGTTTTGCCTAAAGAGTATCGAGAGCAATGTATGGTTATCTATTTATCGCCCCCTAGAATAACTAGGCTTGAGAGGCTTACGCATAGAAACGATAAGAACGACTCTATTGTGCGTAGAATGAATACGGACGATGAGCAGTTTGAAGGTTTTAAAGACTATGATATGATAGTCCGAAATGATGATTTTTAAGGACAATATATAAATAACACTAATTATTTTAAACATGAGCAATTCATTAGAACAACAAAGAAACGACTTAGTCGTTAGAGTAGAAGAACTACAAGTTAAAACTGCTGAGCAGACCTTTGCTGTCACTTTCGACGACAGAAAAATGGTTAAAACTTTAATGGACCACCTAAACAAAGGTTATACTTGGAAAACTTCTAACGCAGCAGTACTTGTTACCCTATACGATCAACTTAAAAAGCAAAACAAAGAGTTGGTTAACTCTGATGCTGAAGTTGCACAAATTAATCTAAGAGGACATGAGCTTAATGCTCTTTACCAGTCGCTTCTAGATGTTACGGGTACTGGTATCGAGAATGCTAGAAAATTTATTACAATGTTAACGCATGTAGGCGAAACCGTTTCTACAGCTATGTCAGAACTGGCAGAATTGAATTCTGAAATTTCAGACCTACATAAGCAATTGGCTGAAGTTGAAAGTCAATTAGCACAAGCTGAAGAAGCTGAGGTTGCGCCTGAGCTAGAAACGGCAGACAATGAAGCAAGCGAGTAAATCACAAAAAAGAGTTGATTTCTTAGATTTAATTTCAGAAGCTATCACACATGATGATATCTTCGGAACATTAAACTATAAGAAAAAAACAGAGGACCAGATAAAGCAATTTATCTACCCGCATTTAGTTCAGAATCTAGTTGAATATGTAGTAGAACATGGTCAACAAGATAAAGAAAAAGCTAAAGAACTTGTAAAGTCTTCTATTAAATGGGAGGGTGACGTTAATACCACGGTTAATCACATCTTATTTATGGGGACTCGCAATCGACCAGACATGGTTGTCGAAATGAACGACGTTAAGATTGCAATTGAGTTTAAAAAGGGTAAAAGAGGTTCAGATCTTAGAGCCGGTATTGGCCAGTCTCTAATTTACTCCACACATTATGATTTCGTACTCTACTTATTTGTAGATATCACTGACGATAAAAGAATTCAAAACGCACAAGGAGGAGTAAACGAGCTCGGCCTAACAGGAGAGCTTTGGGATAATTACAATATTAAATTTATCGTAACATAATGGGAAAGATTTTCGTTACATCGAACTTACAATTGGGCCGCCCCGGTGCCATCAAAAAATATAATAGAGACTTTGCGGACGTTGATGAAATGACAGATCGTCTAATCAGAAACTGGAATGAAGTCGTAACTAAAGATGATACTGTTTATCATTTGGGCAATTTTGCATGGGACCCTAGAACTGCACAAGCAGCTCTTCTAGCAATGAATGGTAAAATCAAGTTTACTATAGGTGAGCATGATGACTCTATTCTACTCCTAGAAGAAAAAGGCATGCTCCGCCCCGGAGTTTCGATTGTAAAATGTATCGAAGAGGATGAGATTGCAGAATCAGTCCTTTCTTACTGGCCTGTTGCTCATTGGCCGAACAAAAGGAAGGGCTGGTATTCTATAATTGGCTATCCAGCTAAATCTTTTAAGTCAGATCCTAAGAAGAAGGTGATTAACGCATCTACTGACTTCTGGTCTAATAAGCCACAAGAATTGACCAAGTTGGTCGGTATTTTTAACGATTTCTAATTGTTAATATCTTTCTGCAAAAAAGTTTGTCTAGAATTTTTTTGTTTGAGATTTTTTTCGTATATTTGTACTGATATTAACGCTAAATAATTGCACATGGCCAAAACAACATACCGCGAGCTCGCAGAAAACTTTATTGCAACTAAATCAGAACGTGACTATAAAGCCCTTTATGAAAAGATCAAGCCAGGTCTTCGATCTTATATCTATAATGTCGTAAAGGACAATGAAGCTACAGATGATATTCTAACAAACACACTGACTAAGTTGTGGACTAAAGCCGACCAATACGATCCTAAGTATCAAATCACTACTTGGTTATATCGTATTGCTTTTAACGAGTGTCTTGGTTGGATTCGCCAAAGAAACAAGAAGCGTTCGATCGACGCACTTAATGACTATGGCATTTCTACAGAAAAGTACCTGTCTAGAACTTCTGCACAAGACTTGCTCATAGAAATGGAATACAAATCAGAACAGGACTGGCTTGACGAAGATAATGCTATTACAGATCAATACGAATCTGTTCTTAAGAGCATTAATGGACTAAAGCCAATGTACAAGGGTATTTTGGAAGATCGCCTACTCAACAATATGAAGTACGAAGATATTGCAGATAAATACAACTTGCCCCTACAAACTGTCAAAAACAGAATTCGTAGAGGTAAGGCTATTATCGCAGCAAGCGTAAAAGCATAAGTAAAGGTCCGTTCGTCTAGGGGTTAGGACATCACCCTTTCACGGTGAAGACACGGGTTCGATTCCCGTACGGACTACGATAAATTGTCGCATGGTGTAATGGCAACACTTCTGATTTTGGTTCAGACATTCTAGGTTCGAGTCCTAGTGCGACAACTAAATTGAAACACTCCATATTCTCTACAGTATAACCACTGTAAATACTTCAAATTAAAAAAAATGCGCCAAGCACTTACCTACGATGACATTCAGCTCATCCCTAACCTTTCTGACATTCCAACTAGAACCGATATCTCTTTGGTTACAGCAGTTTCACGCAACTGGGCTATTGATATACCCATTGTTGGCTCTTGTATGGATACTGTAACAGAATTCGAAATGGCAGCTACCCTAATGGAAATGGGAGGTGTCGGTTGTATCCACCGCTTCATGTCAATTGAAGATCAAGTGGCTCAAGTAGAAAAATTGGCAGCTTTCCGAGATCGTTTTGAAGAACTGCAACACTTGCCTATCATGGCAGCAGTTGGTGTGGTTGGTGACTACCTCGAACGAGCACTGGCTCTTGAAGCTGCTGGTTGTAACGTAATTCTTGTTGATGTGGCACATGGCCACCACGAGAATATGAAAGTGGCTTTGACTAACCTAAAAGAGGCTCTTGTTGAAAATCTAACCGATGTAATTGCAGGTAATATTGCTACAGCAGAAGCAGCTCAAGATTTGATTGAATGGGGCGCAGATGGCTTGCGTGTCGGTATTGGTGGGGGTTCACTTTGTACTACTCGTATTAAGACTGGCTTCGGCGTACCTAATGTAACTTCAATTGAAGATGTCTTTGAAGTGGCAGATGTTGCAGGCGTGCCAATTATGGCGGACGGAGGTATTAAATCCTCAGGAGACATTGCTAAGGCCCTCGCAGTCGGCGCCGATTGTGTCATGGTAGGTTCACTACTTGCAGGTACGAAGGAGTCGCCAGGTGCCATTCTAGAAACCCCAGCAGGTCTATTCAAGCGCTACCGTGGTTCTGCCTCACTTGAGACCAA